CGTGAGGCTAAACAGCTCGATAGAGAAAGCAAGTATGTTTTGATTGTTTTCTCTTCGCTTATACCTCATGGTTGGGATGGTGAAGAACTTTACTATGCTGTTGAGACTAGTGAAGATAATCCTTTGCCTGAGGCTTTTAGTAAGTGGGATGTGGACCAAGATCGTTACGCTGTTGGTTTTAACACTGGTGTAGTCCGTCCTTGTCGTGAAGAGTCTGCTGACGTTAAACAGGTTGTGTTTAGCAAGCCTGGTTATTGTAAAGTGGATTTAGAAGATGGGGATAAGATTGTCAAGGCTCGTGGCTGCTACGCGGAGTTAGATTTTGATGAGGCTTTCGTTTATGATGGTAAACTGTATGAAACCTGCTCGTTTGTATATTTTATTCCTTTTATGGAATTCCTTAAGAGCAAGGTTAGTACTGCTGTCTGTACCGAAACCCACCGAAATATGGCTCTGGCCGCCGTGAATCGACATTATCCAAATTTCAACCATGATTCCGTGGTTGCTGATACTATCTCTGCGTTTATGTACTACAACGCATTCCGTCTCTTTAGACAACAAACGGGTTATGGAAAGTTTGTTGTTGAACATAGAGACAGATTGGTTGACTCTGAGATGGTTAAGTTTGGTGAGTTGGAGATTCAGGGTGATGTGGCTTACTACCCAAGCATTGATTGTCCTGTGGCTGACAACTATCCGTTCCGTGATGATTGTGCGTTAGTTTTTACATCTAATCGCAATGGTCACAACGCTGTCGATGGTGTGTACACTGCCGCGTTGGAAGAACTTCAAGGTGCTAACTGGACTTATCCGAAGTTTGTTACCTCTGTTCCCGACGCTAATGGTGGTAGGTACTATCGTTCTACATTCCTCGGGTTTTGGCCTGCTAACGCTGCTCCATTTCTCACTTACTCTGTAAACGCTTTGAATGCTTGTAAGGCACTTAAGCGAATGTGCGGAGCTCGTGAGAATAGGGATTTTGATAAAGTGTTGACTCGTTTGCAGTACTCTGCCTTTGGACATGTTTTCTACAGCGAAAAGACCGGATGGCGTCCTGACGTTAATCGTGATGTTTTCGATCCTAGCCCCACTTGGAGGCAGCGGTTCTTGGACATTGCCCGTTTACGTATTATTCACAGAGATGGATCCCCAAAGTTGTTTGAGGGGTTTGTAGCTGGTAATAAGAAAATATGTGAACACGTCAATGAGTCGGTCGCGCGATATTATTGGGGTTCGCCTGAGCAACGGAAGTATAAACCGTCTTATTACAGTAATCCAGTTCACTTGACTCGTGAGTCATTTTGGTCTGGTGCTAAGCGGGTTATAGATTGCGACGGTGATGCCAATTTGCTTTGGTTTGACGAACATTGTAAACTTCAATTGATCTTTGATCAGATGGAGGTTGGATTTGGGGAACTGTTGAGTGATTTTAACAAGACCACTCTTCAGTCTTATGCGGACTCTCACCCAAATTGGATTTATAAACGGAATTTTGAGAATTTCAAGACATTCTTGAGTTATCAGGAGTGTCGCGAAGATCTTAGTATGATTGATCATATTAAGAAGGCTCTCAGAATTATGTTTGTCCAACGTGAGATTGTCCACACCCCGGATAACAACATGACAAGGTTTGTCGAAGCTCGGGTTAAGAAGGAATTTGCTAAACAAGGCAAAGTGCCTCGGCTCTACGTTACGTACGACGCTGGTTGTATGTATGCAAATGAGCTGCCTGAGTGGGCTAAGGTATGTCTTAATGGCATGCGCAAGTTCGAATCCAACGGTGTGACAGTCTATGTCAATATTTTTGCCAAACCAACTAGTGTTGGTCTTCGGGACGCCCTCAATCATTTGATTGATTGTATGTGCAGGAAGGATGAGGTTTATATCTTAATCTACTCTGATGACTCCTGTTGGAGCGGCAATCTCAACGGTGTACCCTTTGCTTTTAATGTCGATATCTCTTCATGTGATTCCGGTAATAAAGGCGGGGTATTTGGTCTCATCTTTATGTTGCTATCTCAGTTCTCCCCTGAGCTAGCACTTGGTCTGTGTTCTCAGTGTGCAAACGTCATTAAGTTGACGAACCCTGAGAATCCTGACGAACTATGCGAGATTTACATGCATAGTTTATTTGAGGGAAGCGGTACCGTCTTGACCACTATATTGAATCACGTAGCTATGTACATGATTGCACAGGCTGCGTTGGTTCTCTTTGGTTCAAAACGGACTCTAATTTCCTCATGGGAGGAGGTGTCCTTTTTAGTCGAGAAAGCAGGGATGGCATTTGGCCACGTGCTTTCTGTGGAACCGGCTAGGGATTCCTTGGGGTTTTGCCCTGAAAAAATCCAGTTCCTCAAACGCTCACCTTTGCGTCTTACCACGGGCGAGTATGTTCCTGTTTTAAATTACGGGACCATATTCAGAGGATTTGGTTCGATCGAAGGTGACTTGACCGCTGACATGGTTGGAATGTCGGTGGTTGAGTTTGCGCAGCTGAGTAAGGAGAAACGCGCTGAAGTGTTTCTCTCTGGGGTCGTGGCGGGCCTCAAGAACGAACCCAACTCTATCGTTCTCTCAGCTTTACGGCGACGTTTCGATAAGCTTCCCGGCTCAATTGCCGGCGTGTGGGAAAATTTAGATTCATCTAAATTTTCTTCACAGACTGCGAAACTCTTCAACGAGGAGGAATGGTTTCCATCGCTAGGTGGTGATGTTGAAACCTCTTCCTTGTGCCGTAGATATAACCTCACAACAAGTGAGCTTGCCGCATTCGCCGGTAAGATTTCAAATGCCCGCATTGGGTATTTGTATCCCGACGTTTGCGTCGGCGCTTTTGCTAGCGTCGATTATGGCTGCAAACTTGATTGAGGTTGTATGCACCACCTTTCCCTATCCCAGCTTGACTTCTGCCTGATGTGTTGTCCCAGGGGTTGTTTTAGATCGTGCCATTAATTTGGAAGGTCCAGTTGAATAGGG